CCCAAAAAAAGCGTTTCATTTTGGCGGTAACGGTTATGGTTCCGCCCATGTTATGTATAGCAGCATAGGGCAGGCTGCTGCTGAAGTTAACGGAGTTTTTGCCTGTTGTTGCCTTAATAGAACCGCGAAGTCCGCCACCACCACGCACGGTAAGTAGTGAGCCTTTGCGGCCAAAATTGCGATCCTTCCAGGCCGGATCGGTAAAAAAAGATTTTCGCTCGAAGTTACGGTCAAACTCATCGAGGAGTTCCACGCGCAGATCGGCCAGCATTTTTTTTACAAAGTCGTGTTTCATATGGCATTTACCAGCTTTCGTTTTGCACGTTGAAGCTTGGGCAGGCTTTGTTGGCAAACTCGTTGTGGCCATGAATGCTTGCACCCGGGTAAAGGCTTCGCAGCTCTGCAACAAGAGTTTTGAGTGCTCGTTTTTGGGCAGGTGTTCGGGTGTCCTTTGGTTTGCTGTTGGCAGCATCCATGCCACCCACATAGCAAATGCCAATGGAGTTGGCATTGTGGCCCTGGGTGTGTGCACCGGCCAATTCAATGTTACGTCCTTTTTGGATAATGCCATTGATCGAGATGATGTAGTGGTATCCAATTTGGCTGAATCCCCTGGCACGATGCCATCGTTCAATTTCGGCTACCGAAACATCGCGGCCTTGCGGTGTAGCCGAGCAATGAATGATGATTTTGTTAATTTTTCGCATGATACTTGACATTTGGTGGATAATTATATTATTTTTGTGATCTGATAGATGCCGATTATAATACGGGAGGGGATGAAACCCTTTTTAGTTGATTAGTCGGCATCTATTATTTTGTTTATACTGTGTGGGAACTCTAACCCATTTATCACCTCCATGTTAAGCCTGTAAGTTTCATCCTTATATTCAAAGCTGTAATAATTATATTGCGAAACACCTCTTTGTCTTTTACTTTTTAAATTAGCCTCTGATTTTGGTCTGATAGATTCGTTTAAAGTCGCCTGGGTAATTGGTTTAACTCTTTTTAGTATCTCAGGTATTTGTATGGCCATTACTTTTAAGTCGGGGTTTGCCAGATGGGCAGCTATGTTTTTTACATTTTTTCTTAAAAGGATTGCAGATCCTGATATAAGTTTATCAGAATTAATTTTTATACCCTGTTCAGGAATATTTGTTTTTGCCCATTGCTTAATACTGTCATCAACCTTTTTGCGCTCAATTTTTTGAGCATTAATGTAAAGCTCATCAATCGTATTACTCACTTCCTGCTGCACCTTAAAATAAGGGTGGTTTTGCGGGAAAATAACCTTTTGTTTTCCGGGATTAAAGCGAAACATAGCGGCACGGTTCACTCCTTTTTTGTCGATGCGTGTGGTGGCAGTTTCGCCTTTTGCAACAGCTTCAGCACTATTGCTTTTGGCGTACTTATCTGCAAGCACCTGCACCACGGTGCAGCGGCAGTTCCAGTCGAGTGGTGGCATATAGCTATCCCAGAACTTATCGGAAGGTGGCAGGGTAGTATTGTGCAAAGCTTCGTGCGATGCTCTTACTTTTTCGTCTTTTGAGGTTCTAAACTGCAACCAATATTCATCTCCGTCCTTTTCAATATCGTTCCATTTTGCAGCCATTTGCGCTGTTTGTGTGGCAAAGTTGTACTCGGTATTGAGGTAGTTTAAATTGTAGGTTTGGTGCAGCTTAAGCATATCCTGCTTAAAGGTGTTCCAGGGTTTTATGCCGCCGTTTTCGTCGATAAGCATAGTAGAAGCCTGCTTGAGTTCGTGGTAAGCTTTGAGCCCGGAAAACACAAAAACGTTTTTATCCAGGGCTTGTATAAGAGCCGAGGGTATTTCGTGTTTAATACCGGAGGATAAGCCATTTTTTACAGCCTGCGAAAAAACACGGTTAATTTCGTTTACCAGTGCTGCAGGTTTTTCATCGTTTAGGTTTTCGGCATTAAAGCCTTTGTTTTGATGCAGCCATTTGGCAGCAGCATCAAAAATGCGTTTGTTGAGCGATGGTGCTTTTTTATCGGCCAGCTGAAGGTGTCCATGATGATCGTGGTACAAGTCAGAAACGGCTGCATGAAGCCCCGTGTACCACCCGGGGCTTATCCAAAAAAATCGGAAGGGGAAGGTTGCGATTTACCAGTAACAGGGATGTTATATTTTTCGATCCAGTATTTTGGGTCAATATCGTAGCCGCCGTTTATAAGCATTGTTTCAATGTTGATTTGCTCTTGCGGAGTATATTCAACGCTGTTGTCCCATTCAAATCGCATACCGTCAACCGGGAAACCATGCATAACCATGAATGGCAGCAGCCGGTTGTTGATGATGTCGCGCAAAAAGTCGGCGTCACTTTCAACAACATTAGCAAAAACTTCGAGATGCACCTGGCTTTGACTTAGCGAACTTCCGGAGTCGATGGTCATGGTTTGGTTGAGTATTCCTTTGCTCATTTCGCTATTGGCACGGTCGATGCGTTTGTCGTACACATTAAAGGCATCACCGCGCGAGCTTTCTTTGATGTCAATTTCGGTGCCTTCAGGAAATAAACCCCATGCAGCGGCACCCATATCCGACAACATCTTTTCTACCTTGCTTATTTCTTTGGCATCGCGGCTTATTGTTTTGCCAATCCGGATAGGCATTCCAAAGAGTTCGCCAAAGCTGTCCCAAAATGCCAGCATGTTTTTTTTGCTCAAAGCCTGTGGCGATAACTTTAGGAGCAAACCAAGGTCGAATGGATTACCGGCTTCGATACACCAGTTAGCAATTTTGCCCTGGCGATAATTGAGGCCTTTAGCGGGCTCGTCTCCCTGTTCGCGGATAATTACACCAAATTCGGGCAAAACATGTTTACGCGGCACCAGTGCCACGTTATCGAAGCGTTTTTTGCCTGCAATAGTGATCAGGTCGCCAAATTGAATAAGCGAATGACCCCAGTAGCGGCTATCAAGCACCAGTTTGGCAAAGTCTTTAAACCATTCGTTTTCGAGTATTTCGGTTGCTTCCCTATTTTCTTTGCCTGATTTATCTGTGAGGCGGAAGGCTTTTTTAAGCACCATGCCTTTTCTCTGTCCAATAGCACCTGTAAGATGTAAATCAATTTCAACATCTGAATAGACGTCATATAGTTGTGCACGTTGAGGGTTCTCAACGTTAATAGCCATTTGCCAAGCCTGCCTCCAGGTAGCAATATCTTTTTTAGTTAGGTATTGAGTTCGAATGGCCAATTCGATAAGCATTGATTTAACTTTTTCGCGTCCAGCTGCATTTTGCATGGCCAGCATCATTTCGTTGGTGTATTTTTCCATTGCCTTAATTATTAATAATCGTAAGTTGATTTAGGCCATGAGCCATATTTTACTGGTATTCCGCTGTCGGTTCCTGTTTCGGGATTGATAATCGGAGGCAAATCAGGCGAAGCTTTACCAGCTTGTACGGCTTCTAAAAACTCAATTGCTCTTTTATAACGGAGTTCTCTTATTTCGAACCCCATGCGTTTAGGCAGCCATGCTATGAGGTGATAGAGTGCAATATCGGCGGTAATCATTACGAGCTGTGCATTTCTTTCATTACCAGTGGTGGCAAAAGCAGCCTGCATATCATAGCGACCGCGCAGGTAGGCGCTAATTTCTTCAATAGCGTATTTTTCGGCACGCTGGCGATTAGGTTCATCGCTTTGCTGTATGACTTGCAGCGTTTGTTCATCGCTAACAGCTTTGTAATCCTCTGTTGTTAAAAATGACATGGTTAAAGTGTTGTTATATACAGTGCCTTTTTTTCGGCCTGCTGTATGGTGAAACCTTTAATGAATTTACCTCTGGCAATAGCCTCTTTTAGGTCTTTTTTTGCATAAACAACAGGTTTGCCGTTTATAAGCATTACAAAGCACCTGTATTTTGTAAGTCGTGCTATTTTGTTGGCTTTTTTGATGGCTGCTTTCAGCCTGATTTCAAAGATGAAATTTTTGATAATTCTTACCATAAGTTTTTGGATGTTTGACGTTTGCCTATTGTTGGCGTAAAACTTTCAATTCGTGTTCTTTTTTGCAGCAGATAAATTGCTCCTTCATCTGCATCCGGAGCATCATCGTGTGTGCGGCTACCTTTTTCGAAGGCTAATAGTTGCTCGATACCGGTAAGCATGTCGCGGTCGGTTTGCATCTTTTCGTTGTACCATACAAATCCCCTCTCCCAGAGTGGCGACACAGCCTCTATTCGTTGAAACTTATCGGGCTTTTTGCGGTGATCGCCTCTTATGGGTAGTTGATACCCACGGGCATTGCCTTCAACTGTAAATTCATCTAGGATTATATCCTGTAAAAAATTTGCTTCCATCACATAGTCGCAAATCACACCTTCGGGCAATCGTTCATGCAGGTCGTAGAACCACCTTACCATTTCGCTTGTAGAAGCCTGGCGAACAAATGCGGCTATATGATGCAGTTCGTTTCCTGTTTTCCCCCACAACTTAATGGCTTTATAATCGTTTTTTGAGCTGCCTTTAAAAGAAGGATCGCAATAAGCCACCAAGTGTTCGTATTTATTGAGAGCTGGCAGTTTTTTCCAGCGTATCCAATTGTTTTTAAACACTGCTCCTTCGGTGATGGGGTTGTTCATGTATTCCTTCTGAAACGACCGGTATCCCATGAACTGTTCCATTGCTTTCACCTCTTCCGGAGTCCATTTTTCGTTCCAGGTAACATTGCCTTTTTTGTCGTAGATATTGACCTGGCTTACTAAAACACCTTCGGTGGCAGCTATTTTAGCCAGCACACTGTTTTTAGCAATCAGGTTGCCCACCATGATAAACCTGCCACGCCCGCCATCAAGCGCACCAAACAAGGCTTCCTTTACCCAGTCGGTTAGCTTGGATACCCTTGCTTCATTTTCGACCAGTTCGTCATCGTCAAGGTCGTCAATGGCAATGTAATCGGGTCGGTTGTCGCGGTATCTTAATCCGCGAGGGCTTTGACCGCGTCCGCGTGCAAAAAATGCACAGCCATCGGCAGTTACAAACTCGCCTTCCTGCCAGCTTCCGGCATTGTATTGCGGGCCAAAATCGTTAATGTAGCGTTGGTTGTATTGCAGCTCTGCCTGTATATCACTAAGCAGTGTATTGGCGTTGTCCTGGCTCTTGCCTACAAGAACCATTACATTGATTTGACGCTGTTTTTGAGCTTTGAGCCACAGCGGGATGATAATGTCGATGTGGGTTGACTTGGCATGTGCTCTTGCCCATTTAAGAACGGCTTTCAGGTTGGTTGTGTTTTTAATCAGGTTGGCAGTTTTTACATGAAATCTACCCGATTTAACTTTTGCAAAATGCGGAAAGTAGTAATCAACAAAAAAAGCATAATCGTTTCTGGCTCTTTCAATACGAGCTATTTTTATGGCTTCGGGTTCGTTAACGTTAACGGTGGTTTCCTCCTGAACAAGCCGGCAGTGCTCACGCCATTTGGCTAATGCGTTTTTGTCGATTCGTACCATGCTACTTGTTTAATTGTTCGCTGATGTACAAGTCCTGAAACTTATTTATTGCTTTGATCAGTTCCGGGGTAACTTCCGGGTCAACGGTTTGCCTGTATTGCATCCACCTGCCAAAAGCCATAAACACTTCAATAGCATCCACCACATTGGCTTTTTTATCGAGTTTTTCGATGGTTGAAGCAAATTTTGACAGCTTATCGCCCAAGGCAGCAAGCAACTTAGGATCTTTGGTATTGTTCACCTCGTCCAGCAGGTTGTTAATCGACCGCAACAGCTTATTAACGAGCTCTGGCCGGGTGATCGTGGCTGCTGCCCTTAAGGCTTCCCAATCACCAGCCTTAACCCATTTGTTTATGGTTACGGTTGAAAAGCCTGTTTTTTCGGCTATTACATTCTGCGCCTCGCCCTGCATAAATAAGATGCGGGCAAATTCTTTTTTTGAATCGTTGTTAGATTTGGCCATACTGTTATAATGTCATTAAGAATTTTGTACAAAAATGCATAGATAATTGGGTGTTATAAAAATAGAACTGACAACATGGCAGCATTAATTGATAATAAAATGTAGTGTGTTTTTCTTTGCATAACAAAACCTAATGAAATGGGATATGAAGTTGTAATAAGCAACAGCAAGCTTAACAGTTATAAAACCCGTGTGCTTACAGCGGGAATTGATACCACGCAATTTAAGCGAAATCCATTATTGCTATGGATGCACCAGCGGCCTACAAAAGGCAGCCAGGATGAAGTATTGCCAATTGGTATCGTTGAAAATTTACGGGTAGAGGATGATCAATTGCTCGGAAATTTAAAGTTTGACGAAACTGATCCATTTGCCCTTCGCATCAAGGCAAAATGGGACGCAGGGATCCTTAAAATGGTAAGTCCAGGTATTGACATAGTAGAGCAAACAGATGATAAAGCACTACTGCTTCCGGGACAATTACGAATGACCGTAAGTAAATCGATATTACGCGAAGTGAGCGTGGTTGATATTGGTGCCAATGACGATGCCCTGGCACTATACAGTG